CCGCAGCAGCTTCGTCAAGTCCCACCTGTCGCATCATGTTGTAGAAGCCACGACGACGGTCAAGTCCCTGTAGCCGCTGATTGTAGCCAGTGCGCTGAGTCATGATGTCACGCTCGATCGCCTGGTTGATCATTTGCATCGCCACATTCTGAGTGTTCGACCCAGGAAAGTTGACGTTGTTGACGAACTGAGTCATAGCACCAACAGCGACACCCAGCACAGCCGAAAACTGGGTTGCAGCATCTGCACCACCGAAGAGACGGTCCGCATCGAATGGACGACTCATCATGTCATCCAGTTCTTGCTCGTAGCGTTCTAGCGAACGACGCTGATCTTCGAAGCGCTGCTCATCAAGAGCCTCCTGCTGCCGGATAGCGTCTTCTTGCTGCTGTAGAAAGTCCTGGCTGAGAGCGTCGAACTCTCCAGCCTGCTGACCAATCTGCTGACGGTTACCCTCGACGATGTCAAGCATTTGCTGCTGAGCAGCCTGATACGCAGGCATCAGCTCGCTGTCTCGCAGCTGGTCGATTGGACGCTGACCCACAGGAAGACGCTTAGCTTCTCCCTTGTCGTCAACAGGAAGCGTTACAGGCTCTGTTGGATCAGGAGCAAGCCGGACACGCCTCCTCTCCCTTCTCTGTGAACCGGGAAGTGGGGGTGCCTGGAAGTCGATCTGGATTGAATCAGGCGTACCATCGCCGTCACGGTCTGACGGGTCAACGGGTACTAGAGTTGTGTCGATCTGTGATAGATCTAGCCCTCCTCCAGACATCAGAGACCTCTACCAGTTCCGAACGATGACCCTGTGTCGAAGAGGGCGCTAAGTGGTGATGCGGGCAGTGCGAGACGTAGACCGGCAGCCGTACGCTCACGTAGCATGCGCGTCGCTACAGCCTTGGCCGTTGTTAGCATCATAGCTCGATCTTCAGGAGACCCAGGAGGTGCTTGCAGGATTGCCGTCTGCTCAGGCGTAGCGTATGGCGCTAGCTGCTCAAAGGGGATGTCGATGCCTACTTCGCGTAGGTTAGCTGCAGCCTGCTCTTCGGGAGAAGGCACAGGAAGCTCGAGAGGCTGTGCGTCAGGTGGGGCAAGGTCTGCCTGCACGCCTCCCAGAGTAGGCTCCATGCCGAAGCCAGTCATCCCTAGGTCTAGGTCACCAGGAGCTTCAAGGAAGCCCCCTTCACCCGGTCCAGGTTCAATCACAGGACCAGCCAGTTCAGGCATCTGAGTGACGTCTCCGCCTGCTCCCATGCCTTCACGGATGTCCTTCTGTAGGAGAGCCGCAGGATCGCCCGCAGGCCCGCCTAGGGCCCCCAGAGCCTCGTCTACGAGTCCAAGAGTGTCCGGCGACGCATCGACCGGCGACTGAGCTGTTCCTTGGAGAGGCGCGGTAGCTGATGCGGCTCTCTTGGCGTCCGCTGCCTTAGCCATGTCTGCCTGCTGTCCCGCAGCAAGCTGTCGCTGAGCGCCTCGTGCGGCAAGTCCGCCCCCTAGCGCTGATGCGAAGTTAGCCACGGTACCGAAGCCTCTACGGAAGCGGTCCATGCGTAGACCGTCAAGCTCATCCTGAGCCTGCTGCTGTCGCTGAGCCTGTAGCGGTCGAATCTGATCTTCGTTGTTCTGAGCGGCCTGCACAGAGATCTGACCAGCCTGTCGTAGGGCTGCCGCTGGATTAGCGCCCGAAGCTAGAGCCGTTGCGTTCGCGTCACGAGCTACCTGCGACGACTGACTGCGACGTAGCGCGTCGATGACAGGGTCGCGTCCCTGTGCCTGAGCACGTAGACGATTACGGCGTCCACGAGCACCACCAATGCCCGAAGCAATGTTCGAGATAAGGCCAATGCCCTGGACTCCGAGGCTAGCAGCTGTGAATGGATCGATGGCCATAAGAACCCTTATGATGAAGTGCGTGACTTCTTCTGCTCTGTGCCCTTCGACATGACAGCAAGAGTCATTCCGCTGATGAAGAAATCAGTGTTGTTGTCGAAGGTGTCCGTCTGGATTAGAACGCGGTGCGTTTCTGACTTCTGGAATCGAGGCTTGTGTCGCTTACCGAAGCGTCCTGCTGTCGGAAGTGTCGCACCGCTGAGGCTAGATGTGTCAAGGAAGGATGTTTCGTAACCCTTAGCAAGGGATACCGACACGAAATCGAAGGCAGTAGGAATCCCAGTCGTTCTACCGTGTACCACAAGTTCCTTGAGACGTCGAAATCCACGGATCCCTGTCAGCTGGATTTCGGCTGTCTCTAGGGTGAGACGTCTCGCAAATTGCGAAGGATCCTCAATGTAGAGATCGTTCTGATCGTCAAGATATACCAGTAGATCTTGCCATACCACCATGCTGCGAGGTGTACGAATGTCGCTCCCGGACCATGTCCCCCAGATGCCCTGCTTGTAGTGAAAGACTACCCAAACACTGTTGTCCATAGCCCAGATGACCACCTGCTTCTTCTCGTGGACCACAGCCTGTCGGATACGGTCGGTTTCAAGCGTGTCTTCGGCTGGACCGCCTACGAACTGCGGCGAGTCGTTTCCTCGCGACAGAAGGTAGATGCCTCGACGACCAGGAAAGTAAACCCCTGCGTCCGTCGTAACAACTCCTGCGGCGTTTGTGCAACCAGTGTCTGTGACGATGTCCTGAAGGATGAAGCCTGGTCCCTGTCCAAGGTTGTTCGGTCCCTGTCCAACGACACGTGCAATACCTTCAGCACTGAAGGCGATCACCTGTTCGTCGACCGACGCTAGCGCAACGATAGCTCTTCCAGGGTTAGTGACAAAGTTCGTGTTGTTCCAGGTAATCTGGTTGAGGTCATCAATGATTCCAGAGTAGTACAGTCGCTCGGGGTTGTCAGTGCTTACCCCCCAGAGACGACGTCCAGCCTTCACGATGCTCACCAGGTTCGGCACAGCATCACGAGTCTGGATACCCCCGTTCGTGTAAATCTGAGGAGATGTAGGTACGCTGTTCTCAATGAGGACAGGCTTCGCCACGTCGGCGAGACGTAGGATGATTGTGATGGTTCCGTCAGACGTCTGGTAGAACCTCCCCGCCGCTTCCCTTTCGTAGTTGATTGTCGACCACAGGTAGAAGTTGCTGTCTAGAGGAGCTGGAGGTACACTGTCCTGAATTTCGAACATGTTCCCGTAAACCTCTAGCTGAAGCGAGGCATCAAGCGCAGCAAACATCGGAGGTGGCTGGTACAGCTCGATAAGGTACTCAGCATTCTCACCGCCTTCGAGTTGCTTCCGCACGTCTACAGACTGGTACGGTGCGGAACGGTGTCTACGACCCTTTGAGTCTGTGTAAGCCCACACAAGTTGAACGTCAGGCACTGTACCCGCAGGAACACCGCGAGACTGCCCAATCGGAGCTGTGAGAGGAGTCAGGTCGTTGACACGAACCCCGTCCCAGAAGGTGTTCTTTCCTGTACTGAAAACAGTCTTGTCCTGAACCTCAACGAAGGGAGTGGGCGGGATCTGTCCGTATTGCAGGGTTAGAGCCTTACCGTAGAGCGACACTTCGCTGTCGTCGGTCGCGTTTCGAAGATCTTGTAGAACGTCGCAGGCGAACGTGAAGGCGTCGTTGCGAGACGATACGTTCTTCAGAGAAAACGCAGGCCCAGGGATCACTTCGTCTGTAAAGAAGCGCCCTGAGTTCAGAATGTCTGTACGACCGTTGTCATCTGTGAGTGTCAGCAGATATCCGCCGGGCTGGATGATGGCTCCCTTACCAAGGTTTAGATACCCAGGCATGAAGCGTGCGGTGCGAGACTGAAGGCTTCCGCCAGATGCACCAGCTAGCGCGTAGATAGGATCGTCAAGGAAAAATGCTGTCGTAGGATCGAAGTCCTCGAAGTCGATACGAATCGCAGGAGGGTCTGACACAAAGAAGCCGTACGGCCCGGTGCCACCAATGCAACATGGAACAATGACTGAGCCGTTGCGGGCAAACGCCTTGCCTACCTGTGCCGAACTGTGGAAGTACAGCGGTTCGTCCCCGCTAACACTGATGTCCTGCGTGAATGACGTGCCGGCAATCGCTGCTTCGTCGAAGCGGATACATACGACCTGGTACGGACGGCTCTCAAGGAATAGCGCTGTGTTGTCTACATCGGGCCCGGCAACACCAGTCCAAGACACCCACGAGTTTCCTTGACCGTCGTCGAAGACGTCTACAAGAGACATGCGATTAAAGAGCTGAAAAGTATGCGCTGGGTTGTTGGCCTTTAGCAGTAGAGTCGAAGGAATCGCAGAGGCGTCGTCCGTAAAGGCAGCGAGACCTGTGTATGTCGGCGTAGCTAGCCCTGTGGCTGTGATGAATCCCGTGCGTTCAAGGAGGACCTGCCGGCTGATGTTACCAAGAGTGCTCGTATCGTACTTCGAAAGAATGACTAGACCGTGCTGCCACGAGTGACCGCATACGATAAGTTGACCGTTGATCAGGCCGATTCCGCAAGCCAGCGTAGGTGCAAGATGGTACTCAGAGAGACCTGAGCCAACCGAAGACGTTCCTGTGCCGTCAACAGCTACGCTGCTTGTACTCGTACCTAGAGAGAGGTCGTGGCGTAGAATGATGTGGTCACCCCACACGTTGACTGAAGTTGTGAAGATCTCACGAACCTGTTCCTGAATGGCGAAGTACGCCTGTCCCTGGTCAATGACGACGTCGTAGTGCGCCACGGGGCGAGTAATGTAGATGTTGCGAAACGCTGTGAGACTGCGGTCCTCCGTGATAAGAAGCCCTAGAAGATCTCCCTGGTTGTTGTAGAGGTCGCTCCATCGGTCGAAGAACGTAGTTCCGTCGCCTTGTAGACCACTGTATGCCTCACGAGAAATACATGTAGCGAAGAATCCAGCGTCCGTCCAGCTCACCTTCAGCATGAAGCCGTTGATGTTTTGGTTGGTAGGGCTGCTTAGCGAGTCCGTCCACTCCGTAGGAGGGATCACAGTTTCGCCGTCAGGCCCCTTCATCATGTAGTACGTAAGAGGTAGCGGGTCACCGCCCACTTCGTTCCAGAAGTAGAAACGGTATCCGTTGGGAGACTCAGCTACCTGCCATTCTTCAGAGCTAGCAGGTCCTGAGCCTAGAACCTCCACTTCCCTCGTTCCGAAGAATCCACCAGTCTGTCCAGTACGCTTGACGAAGCGGTCAATGACAGGCGTGCCGCCTTGTTCGTCAGTGTCGTTGTGAACACGTGTCACGACCTGGGTACGGTCTAGCGTACGGAACTGGCCAGCGTTCTGTTCATAGAACGCAATGTTCTTCGCAGACACGGCACCAAGAGCGCCTCGGTACGTGAACAGAGCAAAGTCATCAAGTGAGTCTAGTGAGGCGGTGTCAGCTGCGACCATGAAGTTACGGTGGTGTACCGAACCCATCTTGTCAAAGTCAGCGTTGATGACACGACGAAGGAAGGGAGGCTGGAGAACGTCCTGCCCCGCCTCTTCGTTGAGACCGTTGTTGAAGCGGATCTCTACGTTCTCTGTTCTGGTACGGATTGATGGCATTAGAATACAAAGACCTTCACGTTGCAGGGTCCAGACGCTGTCAGTCCGATGAACTTGTCATCAAAATCACCGCTGCGGTGGATAGTAACAGGAGCGTCCACATCTACGATGTACCATCCCTGGATTTGCTTACCGAGCTTGTGGGGAACACGAGTCTCCGACACGTCTAGGCTGGCGTCTAGAACTGACCCCGATGCTGCTGGGGACAGTGAGTCGAATGCTTCTTGAGTGCGTCCTTGAACAAGCTGGCCCACAAAGCCCAGACCATGCCCAAGAACTCGGTTGAAGTCAGCCATTACGATCGCTTCCACCATCTGTGGTAACTAGGCTCAGCAACACGACCAGGAGAACCACCATCGCGGTTAGCAGCCATAGTTTCCAGTCTTCTGTGCATCGCCTGAAGCTCTGCTTCCATCGCTGTAGCATCCGACTCTTCCTTCTGCAACGCCATCTTCGCAGCGTAGATTGCTGGGTAGACTTCGTACCCATTCCAGAAGGGCGCTGTGTCCGTATCCTCACTTAGTGTCGGTGGCTCAGGAATGTACCAAACGGCAATGTATCCGTTGGCAGCTTCATTGATTCGTAGACGATTACGATACTCCAGGGCCTCTAGCTCAGTACCCACCTGCTCTGTGAAGACACGGTAACGTAGAGGGCGGCCGAAGAAATCGTCAGCAGGCCATCCACCGAAGTCGTGGCGCTCACGAAAGTCGTACGGCAGCATTACCTGGACCTGACGGTTGGCTTCACGTTCGAAGACGTCCGTGCTGACCAGACTAGGGTCTACCGGTGACGAGTCGAAGGGAGAGGTAGAGTATTCGACTCCCTTGATGACATGCAGGTCGTCAGGAAGGTCGTAGACCACCTTAGGCTGCGTGATGGGGAAGGTTGTCTGCTTGAGCAGGAACTCTTGGCCATGCACTTCTGCGAGCTTGTCGTAGAACTGACGAATGCCAAGGTTGATGTAGACGTTGAACTCGGCGTTCGAGACAAAGTCAGAGTCATTCTGGTCGCTCATGTTGCGAGCCAGCGTGCGTAGTTCTAGGAGGGTCTTCTCTGTGATGGCCATACTGAAAAACCCCGACCCGGACATACGCCGAGCCGGGGCCCTTTCATGATGTTATGCTAATCAGGCAGTAGCCGGTACCGAAGGAAGTCCCTGGGGCGCCGTCGTGCGTCTGATGAAGAGCACAAGATGAACGAGTTCACCTGCTGCTAGGTCTGAGTTGGACGTGCCGTCGAACACTCGGATTTCCATTACGCCAGTTGCCTGGTCGTAACTGGTAATCTTCGCGAACATGTCTACTGCGCCAGATGCGAACACCGTCGCCTGCCCCGAGACAAGCTCAGGCTTTGACCCCAGAGTAAGCTCATAAAGCCCAGTTGAAGGATTGCGGAATAGGACCGCGTCTGGGAACGTAGCCTCGCCGTCAGAGAAGCTACCTGCCATGACCTCGCATCCGAGGTTCCACGTCTTTAGGTCATGCTTCGCGAACGACACGATCAGGCTCCCGCGCTAGGAAGTGTCAGAACACCGTTGTGTCCTGGAGCGTAGCATCCAAGCTGGGCGTAGAACCCGGCTCGAACCTCGTACTGGTCAGCGTTCGTCACACGAAGCATACGCTGTCCGTCGGCTGAGAGGATCCGAGGAGCCCCACCGATGCTTGCAAGAACCCACGTGTTCATCGTCAGAACGAAGGCCGTTCCAACCGGGCAAGCGTGGTCACCGTAGACGTCGACGACTCCGACAGGCGTCGCCACCTGAAGGGCTGTGAATCCGACCGACCCCATCCCAGCAGGCCCACGCCGCTGGTACTCAACCTTAGGACCAAGCTCGTTGATCAGGTTCTTCAGGTCTGTGTGGTTCATGAAGACGGCGTCAGGACGACCACCAACGCGGGCGATGTCGATGACACACTCGATGATTCCCTCAGAGATTGTCCCTGAGCTACCGTCGGTGCGCACACCAGCAAGCTTTTCGGGGTCCGCTGAGCGGTCTACGCCGAAGAACGAGTCACCGCCACCAGGCGCTGTCTGCGGAAGCCATCCCTGAAGTCCCGTCACCTTGAGGTACGTAGCCGGAGTGATTGCGCCAGCAGCACGGTCACCAGCAGCGAAGATCGCCGCAGGATCAACAGTCCAGTCGGTTCCAGATCCGCCAACAGCGTCGCTCACAGTGAACGAACCGTTGCTACGGTCAACCGCTACGACCACTCGCTCCTCCCCCGAGGTGAGGAGAGCAGCGTTCTCAGAAGCGGCGCCAACAAGGACCATTCCAGGGAACAGTCGAGTCAGGTCTTCCTTCGGAGCGTTGTAGAGACCAGCTGTCGCAGTAGCTGTGACCTGAGTGCTGATAGCACCAGAACCGCTACCGAATAGGTCGTGGTGAAGGTCGTCAGTGATCGCTTCGATCGTACCGTCGATTTCGTGCGTCACAGCTGTCACGAACGCGTTGACATCTCCCTCAGCCGCGTAGAGCGTCTGTCCGTCGATGAAGGCGTGCGCGTAGTTCTGAACACGAGTGATCAGGTACTCGATCTGCTGCGTGCTACCGCTCTGGCCAAGAAGACCAGTTCCGCTACGCTGCGAGCTTACGAAGTCGCGCGAACGGTTCGGGTTAGCCGCGAACTTCAGAGGAAGCGGCATGTTGCGACCACCGAAGTTCTCATACTTCGGAACCATCGCAAGGAACGGACGACGCATGAATGCAATCTCTCGCATTCTCTGAGGGCCGTAATGGACCTTCAGCGCGGCGTCAAATGATGTGAGATCAAGAGCCATTAGTTATCCTTAGTGAACTTGAGCATTGAGGCAATGCTATCTAGACGTTCCTGGCCCCGCAGCAGCTCGGGATTGACATTCTTCGGGCTGCCGGAACCAGGCTTTGAATCGTTTGTAAGAGTGCTTGACTGCTTCTTCTGCTTCGTCTCTTCGTCTGAGCTTCTAAACTCAGCGCGGAGTGACTCCACTTCCATAGCCGTCTTTACCATCTTACGGATTCGGTCTTCGACTTCACTTGCGACCGCTCCATCACTTACATCTCTACCGCTGGCGATGGCCTGTTCGAGATTAGCGAAAACAACTTCCTTGTACGTGTCACCAAACTTGTTGATGAGCGGGAACTTGTCCTCGTTCTCTTCGATGTATGTGTAAACTTGACCGCGAACCTGCTCGATTTGCTTATTTCTGGCCGCTTCTGTGCGCGCCTGCTCCATCTTTTCGAGGCTGGCTTCAATCTTGTCTAGGCGTGGGTCTGAGGCAGGAGCCTGCTTCTTGAAGCCCAGTCTAGCCATCACAGCTGCCTCATCTCCCTTCTGCGCCAGCTCCGCGATTTCCCGGCCGAAGGCCGCCAGCTTGGCGTTCTGCTTGTTAGCAGCCGCGTCTGCCTGTACCTTGCGCTCACGCGCCGCTAGCTGTCGGAGGGCGTCAGCCCCTGTTGATGTTTCAGGCTGCTTCTGCTGGTCTCCCTGCTGCTGCGTATCGTCCTGACTCACCGTCGTATCGTCTTGGTTATTGTCTGTCATTGGTTACTGTCCTGGGGTTGGTGGTCCCATCTGTGCCGCTGCTTGAGGCGGCTGTCCTTGGAAGCCGAACGGGGCCGGCTGTTGAGCGTCTCCGGGCATCTGCGCTGTCTGCTGAGCAGCAATGGTCGCCTGCTGGAGTTCCTTAGCCTGCTCGATCATCTGTCTCAGGCCGCGCATCACGCGGTCAGGAACATTGTCCATCGTGCTAAGGCGGTTGTACGTAGCCTGACCTCGCTTCATGATGAGCTGGGCGTCGTGGAACGGCTCGACCGTCACCACCTTCCCCTCTAGAATCTTCTCTAGGGCGTAGTCCACGAAGTCCTCGGCAGCTCTCTCCATGGCCACGTGGGCGTCAAGGTCAGGCATGTCCAGGAGCTTACGGGCTGTGGGAAGGTCTAGGAGCTGGCTCTGTACCAGGTCCATGACGTATGCCTTACGGCCACCAAATGTTGTGGGAAGGGCTGAGGCAGGCAGCACGCTCATGACGTACTGGTCTCGCTTCATGTCCACCTTCTTCCAAAGGACGGTCTCTACCGTGTAGCGGTCCTTGGCCATCCCAATCTGGAATTCCGGGTCCTCTTCGGCGATTTCCTTCGCTAGAGTGATCATCCACTCGCCGATGGGGATGACCATATCCTGGTAAGACGTGTGGAAGACGGCAAAGCGGCCATTTTGCATGTCCTCAAACTCGCGCATGGCGACAGCGGACGTGACACCGCCTGGCTTACCATCGTTGAGTTCTGGTACGCCTTCAAGCTCAAAAGCTCGCTGGTACAGCCGCTCTACGTGCTGGAATAGCTCAGCAGGAACAGCGTTCGGCGCGACGACGACGGGGGGACGCCCACGATAGTTGTAGACCTGGCCTGCTGTGTCGTTCGCTGGGGACCACTGATTCTTGGCGGTTCCAGACGACTGATCGAGGTAAACTCTAGGAGTAGAGTATAGATGGATGATCTTCTGGATACGGGCGAGGTTACGGTTCAGCTCCACCTGAATCGGCGTCAGGTTCTCAGCGATTCCCATGCTCCAGAAGCCGTACAGCCTCTTCGAGTAGTGTAGGA